TCTATATGCGCGTTTGCGCATATAGAGTTTTGGTGCTGGAATTGTTAGTATATCACTAACTGATTTCAGAGTGTCGAGCCCTTTCCATAAGCGTTACGACGCTTATGGTTAGTGACTAGATAAGATAGAATTTCTTGACACTCCATGTGAGCCTTTCGGCTCATGTGACATTTCTGGCACAATTTTGTAAGTTTTTACTAGTTTGATTAAAACCAGTGGCGTGAAGGAGCCAATCTGACAAACCCGCAACCATGCATTAAATGGTCGTAGATTACACTATAACGATGTGTGTAGTTTTCGTCAATATGTTATCGGAACACCCAGCATCACCCTGGGTTAAAAGGTGGTCGCTGAATGCGGTCAGTATTCAGTTTGAGTTGCGTAGCACAAATTGCCCTGGAATGGACAACAAACAGAGCGCAACGAACGGTAGATCAACTGCCCCATGGGCAGCAAACAGAACCGATTGTCGTATATAGAACGACTTAAACTCCTGAGTAAGACCATTAAACTGCTCCCGACACCCGGTGTCACCAGTAGCTCTGCTATAAAAGAGCGTGGACACATGTTCACTTTGGTATCTATATGTACCAATAAATTACTTCGGTAATCGCAATTATTTGCACAATTGACGCTAATCACTCAATTTCGTGATTGGTTTGGAGGTTAGGCTGAACTCGCTAACGTCAAAGCACTTGTCTTTCGAGACATTTACGGTTATGATGCACCCTTCAAACACCTGCTCGGTTAGAGCGGAACACAGCGCCTATGGCTGTATGCTGATGGTTACGGCATATCTTAAAATAACCACACTACGATTGGTTACCATAACGGATTATGATAATATGTTTGTAAAGGCTTTTGTAGTGTACTAGTACGTTTTTAGATGTACATTATCACAAATTGCTGGAGTTTAATTCAATCCCAGCTCTTAAAATAGAATTGAAAATAAAAATACAAAAATAAATAATAATAATATAAATGAAAACGTACAATTTTTGGATGCCGATGCGGGCTGGGACACATATATTCCTTCCCAACTGGACGATACGTATTTATCTGGTTTCAACGGAGATGCTCAATTGCAAGATTTCTTTTCTAGACCAGTCAAAATAGCCACTTATACATGGAATATCGGTGAACTTTTGGACAGGGTTTTTAATCCTTGGTCTCTGTTTTTCGGTGATTCCCGTGTGATTAATAGGATTAACAATTACAACTTACTTAGAGCAGAATTGCAGGTTAAGTTTGTTATAAATGGTACTGTTTTTCATTATGGGATGGTTATGCCTTCATATATACCTATAGGTGAATATGACAACTTGACCAAAGTAAGATCTGGTGTCAACCAAGATGCTATAGCAGCGTCCCAACGACCCCATATATTTTTGTCACCCACTAATTCTTTAGGAGGTACTATGTCTTTGCCTTTCTTTTGGAATGCTAACTGGCTTAGTATACCAAGTGCTAATTGGTCTAGTATGGGTGAAATAGAGATAAAGTCACTTAACAAATTACGTCATGCAAATGGTGGTACAACACCTGTTACTATAACTATATTCGCGAGAGCGATTAATGTCAAGGTATCAGTGCCCACCACGTCCTCTAGCGTCGCTTTGGTCCCACAATCTAAAGACGAATATGGGAAACCTATTATATCTAAGATGGCTACTTCAGTGGCCAGTGCTATGGGTTTCTTGGAAAGAACACCTGTGATAGGACCGTATGCGAAGGCTACTGGCATGATAGCTACAGTGATTTCGTCAATAGCTTCGGCTTTTGGGTATAGTAGGCCTAACATTATTACAGACACTCAACATATGAGATTGTTGACTTTTGGTAATCTAGCTTCCACAGATACCGCAGATACATCGTTTAAGTTAACTCTTGATACTAAACAAGAGCTCACTATCGACTCGCGCACTGTGGGGTTAGACGGCCAGGATCAAATGACCATATCTTATATAGTCACTAAACAATCTTATTTAAATTCGTTTGTTTGGACTGTAGCAGATCCTGCTAATACTCTTTTGTATAGCATAGGTGTTACCCCTTGTCTGTATAACATGTACGCTACATCAGAAATTCACATGACTCCTGTTTGTTTTGCAGCATTACCTTTTAAATATTGGCACGGTACTATGAAATTTAGATTTCAGGTCGTTGCTTCGGCTTTACATAGGGGTAGACTCAAAATAGTCTACGACCCGTGTGGTATTGATCCTACAGTTCATCCAGATTACAATGTGGCTTATACCCGTATTATAGATATTACTGAAACATCCGATTTTGAAATAGATGTGGGGTGGGCCAACCCTTTGGCATTTTTAGAGGTTAGTGGCATTAATGTTACATCTTTGCCTTTTGCCAATTTGGATACTGTCGATTATTTGGACAACCATTTTAATGGAACTATATCTGTTTACGTGGTCAATGATTTAGTGGTGCCAGGAGCTACCACTAATAATGAGGCTGAAATCAACGTGTTTGTTTCAGGAGGTGAGGATATGCAATTTGCTAATCCGATTACCACGCATTATTCCAATTTGTCCGTATTCGAAAACCAGAGTGGTATGGATACCATTGCTGATTTGTGTCCCACAACAGCTTTACCTGTTGAGGAGGTCATGCACAATTCGACTGATTCACACGTTAATGACGTGTATTTTGGGGAGAGAATCGTGTCTTTTAGATCATGTCTAAAGAGATACAATAAATACATGGCGTTACCATTAGACAGCGAAGCGTTATCTGGTGATCAATATGTCTCTTTCACAACGTCAAATTTTCCGTTAAATTATGGACATGATCCCTCTGGTGTCGCTCAATACGGTTTTCCCACACCTAAAACATATAATCCTGTTTTCAACACTTTGTTAACTTACCTGACTCCCGCATATGTAGCCCATAGAGGCACTATACGTAGTAAATATAGATTAGTGACTTCTGATACACATTCAGTATCAGATATTACCGTATCTAGGACTGATGTTCAATACGAACCTTGGACCTTAACACAAGCAGCAGATGTTACAGTGACAAATACACCATCTGAGAACCAGTTGTTGTTGTTATCGCGCACCACCAATGAGTGGGAAGGTGTCTACAAAACTGTCAATGGTGGTTATGTAGCCAATGAAATTGAGTTTCCTGATTATAATAACAAGAGGTTCACATTTTCTCGTAATTTACTACATTATGCTACTAGTCAATCTAAGTACAGACAATGTCACACAGTTCATTTTCATGTTAAAAATGAATCAGATATGGATTATTTGGAAAGATACATAGCAGCGGGTGAAGATTTTTCCATGTTTTTCTTTTTGGCAGTTCCGATTATGTATGTGAACAGTTTTCCGTCTAGTTAACTATATGTTATATGTTATAAAAATATTATAAAATAAATAAATAAATAAAATTTCCCGGGGGTTGGACCCGGGATCTTATTAATTCAACTAATTGGGTTGTTATAGTAATAACCAGTTTGGTACTGATCGCGTTTACTTATAAATATGATCTAAGCTGTAATCAATAGCAATCCGCCTTAGGCGAGAAGTATGAAACCTAAGATGTTTCACATAAATATAATAAGATTTCTAACTTTGTGGGTGAAGAAGTGTAGTTTGTCAGACTTAAACAACAAGCATTGCTATTACTAATTCATTCACGCTGGCGAGCTTTATACGCACCAACCTTACATATGGCTGAACAACTAAATGTAAAGAGTTTATTCGCAAGTCAAAGCGAACGAGCACACTCTCAAAGTGCTGACGTTGGTGACCTGAACACCAGACAACAGAAGTCCCCTGTTCATAAATTCGACAACCTATGTGGATCACACGTAAGTTCAGAGGTATACCTGAGCGAAGTGCCATGTAGTGAAATGAGAAATACCCGGTTTGCAGCCGTAGAAATCCAGCGCGTGTCGGCAGACACGGAGCTTGCAGGTCACATGCAAGCATATGGCGGATCTTCATTGACCCTCCAGTCGCTAAGTGGCAACGCGAACGTTGGACGAGGAATGCGAGCTCTTAAAGTGCTCTTCCCCATCCTTAACAAGGTCCTTGTCGGGACCACCGCAATATATATCTCATTGTGTAAACGTTACTGTATCGACTTGAGCGATTTAATGTACAGTAAAATGATATATAAACATTATCAGTCGAATGAGATGACTGAAAAAGAATTTTCTAGGTTGATGTACAGAAAACGTATACTGAGCAGGAACATTAAAGCACACAAACAATGTGTTGACAAATTGATAGAACACCAGTTGCACGTTAAGAAAGTGACTAGAACATTCAAACACGGTAAAGTTTTGGATAACAAAGATTTCCTTAGGAACAGGAATGTGATAGTTAAAGATAACCACAGTGGTTTATTCGGTGGATCGGATAAACATGGAACTAGTGACGTAGTTCTGTTCCACCTTGATAAATTCATATCGTATGTGTATGCTGTTAAACACAGTAGTAGTTTTATGCAGTTTATGTGTATAACTAATATATATTTAGGCGTATATTTTAATAAGAGCGTGATAACGACGTTCTATGATTATTTTTCAGATATATTCGGCACACGAATACCGGATAATATGGATATCGGAGGACCATATGTGTGGTCTGATGGGAATGGTGAGGTTTACCAAAATCAAACCAAGACTTTCCAAGATATCCGAGGAGTCCTCAAAGCGTGGGGCAGTGTTAAGAACAGTGAATCTGTTGCGAAAGTATACAAATTCATTAGTTTAATATTGGCTACTGGTTTGTGTGAACAAAACCACCTTCGTTTCGATTTGGCTGGATTTAATATTTTTCATATTAGAGCTAGTGAAAGAGTCGAAAATTTAGGTGATGTAATAGAAGTGGTGACTGAGACCGCTATTTACTTCCTGGAGAGAGGTTACGATGCATTCCAGTCTGGTGATGCGTGGCGATTATTGTACTCCGATAATACGCTTTTACAATATGAGAAGGATTTATCATTCGTGTTGAGTAGGGTAACTCTCATTGAGACAGATAGATTAAATGACCTAGGAATGGACTTGCTTGAGTATGAAAAATTATTGGAATCAGTGTTATTAAGGACACACGATTATCTCAAAATAACACCCCCAGGGGCTCAGAGAAATGTCCTCAACACTAAATTACAACAAATTGATCGTGTAATGGTCAAGATGATGCAAGCAAGGAAGAACACATCTATACGGGTAAAACCGTTTAGTTTGTTACTTTTTGGGGGATCCGGCGTAGGTAAAACTACCATGTTGAACCCTATGTTACATTTACTCATGTCAGTCAACGGATTTCCCACAGGGGGTAACTCCATATGCACTCTGAACGCTAGTGACAAGTACCAATCGGATTACTCATCTAGTGTGACCAGTGTGGTTATAGATGATATAGCCAATGCCACTTTCGAAGCGGCTGAGGGCAACCATTGCCAACTTATAATAGATTTTATAAACAATGATCCCAAAAACTGCCTTAAGGCGGATGTGGATTCCAAAGGATCAGTAATGATCAAACCAAAATTTGTTATAGGTACTACGAACAGGAAAGATCTCATGGCATATCATTATTCTAACGAGCCTGTGTCTATAGCTCGTCGATTTGATTACACCATAACTGTTAAGGTTCATCCTGATTTCAAACAGGAAGATAATGACATGTTGGACGGCAGTAAAGTTCAAGAAGGCGTCCCAGACTGTTGGTGTTTCACAGTTGAAAGAGTGTGTCCGATAAAGCAAGATAAGGGTAAAGCTGATGCTATTGGATACAAACCTGTCATGTGGGCAGGTCGCAAATTAATCGACATACGCATGCCAGTCTTGTTGCAGTTTTTAGCTACTGTTTCAAAACAGCACTTTACGTTACAAGATAAGTTGGTGGCAACATCAACCAGTATATTTGATGTACCTGTGTGCTCGTGCGGGAATTACAGGCAGTTCTGTATATGTGATAATGTGGCAATAGGTGATTTTGAAAACCAAGCTAACGTGTTTGATAGGTTGTCAAAAATCGACACTTGGATTATGTCCAGGAAGAACCTTTTCGCGTTTAGACGTTTTGTGTGCATTATGAAATTGTGTATGAGTGGTATATATACCTATCTTACATCCCAAAAGAGGGACATAAGATACGTATATTGGTTCATATCTTCTACTTTGGGATTATATTGGATGATCGCGTATTGGACTATAATTGGTTCTTTATCCTTTTTGTTTGCAGGGAGCTACATAACATTAGTTAAATGTGACGAAAGATGCGAAAAAGCTATTGCCAATTGTGATAAACTACAAAATGCATTAAGCTACATGCACATGAAAGATAGATCCAAAAATGCAAAGGTTATCAAGATCATGGGATATGGAGTAATATCTGTCGCAACACTATATAGTGTAAGGGAGATTTACAGGAAGTATAAGAAGATGACTAATCATGGGAATGAATACGTAACACCGGAACCAGATGAGGTTCAAAGACCTAATATGTGGAAGAAAGCGTATTTGGAACCAATACCTGTCTCAGAAGCTTGTAAGACAACCACACATCAACAGTTAGTACACAAGGTGTCTAATGTGTTGGCGTATGTTTTATGTGAAGAATATAAGACAGGCAGGAAATTTGCTTCCAATATTTTCCCAGTGTGTAGTAATGTTTGGATACTCAATCAACATGCTATAGCATTAGAGGAGGTGAAAATGACGTTTATACGCAGAGATCCCACCAAAGTTGGTAGTAATTTTTCTTGTATAGTGTCACCTGTCCATATGTATTCTATTCCTGATTCTGAGTTGTTGATGATATATGTACCTAATGGTGGGGACAATAAAAACATGTTAGATTATTTCCCTTTAATACGAAGAGGGAAGGCCTGTGGGGCGACTCTAGTATATAAGGATGAGAATGCCGGTATTAGATTACAGAGGGTTAAAGCCCATCCTAAAACCGTTACGTCTTCCACCATAACAACTTCAGGTTATGCCTATATTACAGAATATCCCACATTTTTAGGTCAGTGTATGTCGGTTTTAATATCAGACGATATATCACCTAGGATATTGGGTTTTCATTTTGCAGGTAACACCGGTACCAAACAAGGTGCAGCTTGCTCAATAACCCAAGATGAAGTTAGGGCAGGTTTGTTAGCCTTGGAGAATCGCTATGGAGTATGTTTAGCTGCAAATTCAGGCGATTTTAAACTTGAACCACAAGGTGATCATCCTAATGTGAAACTCTTACATAGCATACATGATAAGAGCCCTACTAACTTCTTGGATCCTGATGCCACCGTCATCAATTATGGTGCCCATGATGGACCTAGGAGAAATTTTTCATCGTTAGTTGTACCATCTTTAATATCACCTTTGGTAGAGAAATACTTTGGAGTTCCGAACAAACATGGTCCCCCACCCAATATGAACAGTTACCACCCATGGAGATATGATGTTAACAATATGGGACATGTTAAGTCTTTTTCTCCCACTCTGATCATGTTAGCTACCAAAAGCTTTGAAGATAAAATAATGGATAATCTCCATTACAAAGCTTTAGATAGGGTATCACCATTAAGTTGGGATAGTTGTTTGGCGGGGGCTGATGGTGTTCGAGGGATAGATTCTATAAATCTATCTACTTCTATGGGACACCCTTGGAATCAACCCAAGAATAAGTTCCTTACAAGATCGTCCACGCCCCGTAATGGTATTAGTCAACCCATAGAGTGCCCAGATTGGGTTAAATATGAGGTTGAAAAAGCGGAAGCGACTTTGTTAGAAGGTAAGCGGTGTTATTGGATCATGAGGGCTAGTTTAAAAGACGAACCTACCAAATTGACAAAGAACAAAGTTAGAGTAGTGTGTGGAGCTCCTCTACCTGGGCTGTTGTTAGTTAGAACATATTTTTTACCTATTGCTAAAGTGATCATGGATAACTCTGAATTGTTCGAATGCGCAGTGGGTATTAATGCTCATGGTCCTGAGTGGACCAAATTTACGCAACACGTTACTCAATTCGGTGAGGATAGAATGGTAGCAGGTGATTATAAAGATTATGATACAACCATGCCGCCATCTTTGACTTTAGCAGCTTTCCAGATTTTCATAAATTTGGCAAAGAAAGCGGGATATTCGGAGGATCAAATTAAAATCATGCAAGGTATTGCCACTGAAATTTGTTACCCCGTTTACGAATATAATGGTGAATTCATCCAGATAAACGGGTCCAACCCTTCCGGTCACCCTCTAACTGTTTTTATTAACAGCTTCGCTAATTCCCTATACATTAGATGTGCTTATTATCATATATATGAATACGACCCACATGATGATTTTCATGATCATGTAGCATTAATGTGTTATGGAGATGATAATATCATGTCAGTATCCGAACACAAACCAGGTTTTAATCACACAACTATAGCAGAGGCTATGGCAAGCTATGGTGTAACTTATACCATGGCAGAAAAGGGTGCAGAGTCGATACCATATATTCACGTATCTGAATGTACGTTTCTAAAGAGGCGCATGGTTTGGAATGAGGAAATGAACCTATATTTTGGTCCATTAGAGGAGGCGTCCTTATATAAAACGTTACATTGCAATTTGAAAAGCAAATTGCTAACACCAGCTGAGCACAGTGTGGAGTGTATAAATAGTGTGCTAACAGAATATTTCCTTTTCGGCGAGGAAATATATAATGACAGAGTTGAGAAAATGAAACTCCTCTGTGAAGAAGCCGGTCTATTACATCACTTCGATGGGGAATTGCCCACGTATATGGATCAATATGATCTATACGTAGGGAGGTACTTGCTTGGTGATTGTGAAACAAATCCTGTCAGTAGTCGGCAGGTTGGTACTCCCATTTGGGAGGAGCCAGATGTATGAGGTATCTCTGCGTTAATGATTGTACGAAACATAGTTTTTTCAAATATGACGCAGAAATGCGCATATGGAATTTTTTAATATGTTGACTACAATTTCATTAACGGAACATTGAAAACTTTCGTGCTGATTTTCAGCGGAAGTCTTAGTGACTAT